CTAGGGCAACCATCTTCGCCTGATTGCAGAAATTTTGATAAATGACATCAGGGAGAGATCGAAGTTCCTGAACCAGTTCGATGGTGGTTTTCATGATCAACGACGAATAACGGAAATTGCTGGTTGACCCTGCTTAAACACGGTATCAACGACTGCCTGAACGGACTTAGCAGTGCTGATGCCCACTTTATCATAGACTGGAACACAGACCAGTCCAAAGGTCTTCTGAGACCCTCCCAGACGGATGACACGACCAATTGACTGGGAGATGCCGATGTAGTCCATGTTTCTCATGAACAATACTGCCTCAAGTCCACTGACGTTGATACCTTCAGACAAAATAGAGTGATGAAGAACAACAAACTTTTTGTTAGGATCTTTACCCCATGCATTCAGAGTATCAAAGAATACCTCACGATTGACTTTCTGACCATCAATCACGGCACCAGTCTTGGATGTAATATACAGACAGGAATAACCACGTTTTGCCAGTTCATTACGGAAGTCAGATTGACTCAGAAGCTTGATAATCTGTTTGGTAGAACGTGCGGCAATCAGGATTTTGTCCAGTGAGTTCTCATCAATTGTCTCAATCAAATTCTCACAGTCACGATCAGCAATCATCTGCTTATCCTGAACCATATCTAATTGCTTAACAACAACTTTTGGAGGAAGAATATAACCTTCATCGACAAGCAAAGGAGCAGGAACATTACAAATAACGTTTCCATAGACATCCGCATCATTCATACCTGGTTTGTAAATAGAGAGAGAATGCTTAGGAGTAGCAGTGAAGAAGTAACACCGATCAGCATCAGCAGAAAAGTGCTCCGTAGCAGGGAAAAAGTTACGTTGGACTGAGTTATGCGCTTCATCAAAGTATATCGTGTTGACTTCGATATCTGCTTCTACAAGACGATGTAGAGAGTGATATGTGGTAAAGATTACTACATTCTCACCAGCAGTTCTAGCAGTATTTACAAAAAGATTGATCTTTTCTGCTTTTGTTGTGGAGAAGTGTGAAGTCTCACCACTATGAACATGCATCACATGTGTATGAGTTGTATCGATTACCTCAAGAAACTCACTACAAAGTTGCTCTGCAAGCAGAATACGTGGTGCTACAACAATAAAAGTCTGACCACGATTGATCATCTCAATGTTAGTCATAACATCATCAATCATGCAGATGGTCTTGCCACCACCGGTAGGGATGATGACCTGACCTTTGCTGTTTTCCCACATCGCATTGACTGCTTTCTTCTGATGGGGTCGAAGGGTGATGGTCAAGTCGTCTCCGTATCAATGAACATATTATAGCACGAAACCGTCCATGGTGCGACCCATAGGACAGTCATCCAAGTGTCTACTGTTTACCATATAACCAACTTGTAATAATATATTTCTTATTTGATATTGGCATTCTTCCTCTATGTGCCATATACCATGATGTTGGAAATATTAATAGTTGTCCCGTTTTTGGTTTGACAAGAGTTCCATCAACAAATTCAGTTTCTCCACCTTCCTCTACATCATTCAGATACCAAATAAGAGTTAGCATTCTAAGACCATATTGTTTATCCAATGAAAAATCATTATGCCACCTAAAATAACCATCTGATTTTTCATATGATCTCATCAAGTATCCACGATCTCTAAAATTACAAATTCCATTTCCAAATACGGGTTTATTATTTTCTTCTCTAGGAGAAAATTTATTAGTATATTCAAAATAATCGATTACATTTTTATTGAAAGACTTACATAATATTTTATCTTCTTTATTCCATTCTTTAAGACCAGTTATACGGAGATCTAAACACTTTTTTAATTCTAAATTAACATTGGATATAATTGCTCCTGTTGCACCGGTAGAACCAACAGTTCCTGGTTGTTTCCTATCATCACTATTAAATTTTAAAATCAATTCACGACAAAACTCGTGATCTAATACATTTTCTTTGACATATATTAGATCACTTAGATTCATTTATATTATTATCTTTAACGAAGACAAACCTAGTCTAGCAGTATATTAGAGAAGTGTCAAGCTTGTGCTACCGACACCAACAACATTAAATGTCAAGGTACTTCCAACTACACTGATTTCAACAGGTCCACCAGTTCCACTAGTGAAACCATTTTGTGCTGTTAGAATACCAGAAATATTTGCTTTACTAGCACCAATCTTACCATTTATACTAATAGTTCCAATGCCAGTTATCGACTGTCCATTCAAACTTAAGGTTCCACCTAATATTGGAGATGTATCTTGTTGAACATTAGTTAGAGCAGTTCCAACGAGTACATATGTTGAAGAATCAACACTTCCATCTGCTTTTAAGAATTCTGTTGAGGAACCACCAACCTTAACAATCTTCTGAGTAGTAATACTTTTGCCCGAACCAACTACACTAAGATCTCCGGTAATACTAGCATCACCACCAACACTTAATCTATCTGATGGTGAGGTATCATTAATACCAAGATTACCAGATCTGGTAAGAACCATTGCTCTGGTTGAAGCATTTGTCAACCAATTAAATGCCGTACCTAATCCACTTAGATTTAAGTAGAAATTAAGATTATCTGTGCCACGATTGATAATATCTAAAGATTGCTCTGTACTATATTGAGCATCTCCTAATGCATTTCCATATCCATATCTAATCTGTCCATTATCAGATGATGTCAATACATTTTCACCAAAAGTTATAACTGAATATTCATTATCACTTGTAAGTTGTATCGAAGCAATACCAGATTTTCTGATATGAATAGCAGCACTAGGAGATTCTGTTCCCACACCAATGGATGGTGTGATTATCCTCGTATTAGAAGTTATGATACCGGTAGAATTTACAGATGTTACTGCTATTGCAGGACTTCCTGTTAATCCCTGTGATAATGTGGAAGTGCCACTAAAAAATGAAGTTGCCGTAATAATACCGGCACTAAATCCACCAGAAGAATCTCTAGATACAATGGTATTGCTTACAGTCTGAGAATTTGCGGTTGTGGCACTATTTGGTATATTTGTCAATAATGCACCAGATCCGCTAAATGTTGATGCTGTTGCGACCGCATTAACTGTTAAAGATCCGGTTGTGGTTATTCCTGTAATTTGTACATCACCAGTAACTGTCAGTTCACTATCAGATGCTCCGGGACTTATTGAAGTATTGATACCAATTTTTGATGTTGTGTGAAGTCCTACTCCACCATTATCAGTAATAAATGCTGTAAATCCATATCCAATTAAATTATCTACAATATTGCTTCCAACACTAAGTTGACCTACTGTGAGTATACCTGAAACATTTCCACTACTTGCTGTTATAAAACCAACGGTGGTTATACCAGATACTTCAAGACCTTCTGATACAAATACATTATTTACAGTGGCAAGTCCAGTAATTCTCGTGTCACCACGAACATCTAATTTATTCGGTGCCAGTGGGGAGGATGTCCCTATCCCTACCATTCCATTCGCATTTACAACGAATTTATTATTATCAACCTGAACACCGTTTTTAAAATTAAATGACTTCCTAATATTTGCCATTACTATAATCTTTAGAGTTATTTATTTAATTCTTATGATGTAATAGAGTGCCCTATATGGTGGTAGGTTTGCTATGTTAATATCATCTGAGTTATTTACAATTGATGCATTCGTGTTAGTGCTAACAACATCATCTATAGTAATACCAGTAGTATTAGCATCAGTCGTTAAGTTCGTATTTCGACATTGTATAGCACCATCATTTTGTTCAACATTACCATTTTCTCTTGCGGCGACGAAATCATGAGCATGTCCAGGATCATCAATATCATGATTATGTTGTGGTAACACCACATCAGATCTACCACCAGTTCCAGCCAAAGTATTGTTCCAAGTATCAGCACCAATACCAGTTATGAATTGACCTTGTAAATCGGGAAGATTAAAGTTACTGCTGTTTCCACCATAAGTGTTTCCAATCACTGCCCATAAATCAGGATGATTTGCCTGACTAAATCCACCTGCACCATTGCATTCTCTCCAATTTGTTGTTGGCCAACTATTAGTTGCACCTGGCCAAATCATAATACTTCCAACAGGGGAAATATTTGGAACATCAAGATAATTAGCACTAATTCTACCCTTATTGGAAGGGGAATTAGTTAAGTCCAAGTCTCCAATAATATCCGTATCACCAGTGATTGTAGTAACACCAGTAATTAATACTTCACCTGTAATGGTGGTATCTGTTTTAATTGCTACTGAATTTCCTTCAAGAGCAGTGACGTTTAAGTCACCACTTGTCGTTGACACTTCACTCGTAGATCCTTTAATAGTAACATTACCAACAGTTACATTTTGTGCGGTAATAGTCTTACCAACTCCAATACCACCAGTTACTACAAGTGCTCCAGAAGTGGTTCCTGTAGAATCAAGTGGATTAGATATCTTAACTGTGTTTGTTGCTTTTATCTTTTCATTAAATGTGACGGGACCATCAAACTGTGATAATACTTGATTTGACTTGCCACCTTCTACGACTAATCTTTCTTTGATTATAACTTCATCAAATACTGCACTCAATCTTGCTGGATCCTCACCAGTAACAGTTGGAACCGGAATATCAAAGTTAGTTTCTTCACCAGTTGCA